TCAGTACCCTGCACAGTAGTCACAGATACCAGAAGCGTCGCGCCGCTTTCGGCTAACAACGCATCGCCCAATTCTGTGTTCAGCGAATCAAGTAAGGTGTAGGGGTCGTTGCCGTCCAAACCAACGCCAGATTCGCAATCCAATTGCAGACCGTGCTGCACGGTACGATTAAGATTGTTTTGGCCGGTAGGCAACGCGCGCCAAGACCGCAGCCATTTCTGAAGATCGCCGTTGTCTGAGTACGTAGTCAGGTCAAACGCGTAAATGTTGCCGTTCTCAAAGTCACCGACAACAATCTCACCGCCAAAGTTCATCTGGCAGTTGCTGCGATGACGCGTGAATTGACCGTTGTTGAACCCAGCGCGTTCATGCCATGCTTGAGTGGCTACGTCATAGACCCAAGTCGTATTGGCGGAGGGAAAGATCAGCACATAGAAAGCGTGGCCGTCTTGCTGATAAGTGTAAGCCACCGCGTCAGAGATGTCGCCGTACTGCTGAATCTGCCACTCAACGGCGTGCGTGCTAATTCGTTGACCTGTGTAGCCGTTGGCACGATAGACAATTCCGCTACCTCGGGCATCAGCGCCCAGCCAGAAAATGCCGTTGTCTAGTTTGGCAACAGAATACGCTGCCGCGCAGCCAATTTCGTTAAACGCGCCTTGAATACGCGACAACGGAAAGTCAGGATTGCCCGCGTCGTACCAGACCTCTACCGAGTTAGACCCAAACAGCCACGCCTCGCGGTGGTCAATAATTAGTGCGACGAGTCCGTCGGGCGATCCTTCCGCACTGGCAAAATCCAACGCATCAACCTGAGTACCTTCAAGCAGGCTTGTAACCCAAACTTTTTGGCTGTTAGGCTCATTAAAGACAAAGTATCCATCTAAGTAACCCACTGTGACCGCGCCCGGAAAGTCGGGGTCAGTGATCTGTTGAAAAACAGAAGTGGAAGGATTGTAGATGTAACTTGGGCCATTACAAGCAACAAATAACTGGTTGCCGTTATCTGACATTGAAACTGCGCCGGTGCCAGACACGGCACCAATCAGCGTAACAGTCCAAGTGGGGCTGATTTTGTAGAGGTTAGTTCCGCTAACCGCGTAGCCGTACCCCCCAAACTGCCACAGCCCCCGAACCGGGCCAGCACCCATGTTGGCAAGCAGCCGCAGCCCCGGCGCGCGGCTCAGGAACGCGGGTTCCTTACCTGCTTCCGGCACCATTTCTGGAAACAGATTCACCATGCGGCTATCCGCAGCGTTAGAGCTGCGGGCTACATAGCTAGAGCCAAGAATTGGCGTTTTCATGCCGAAGAATTCTCGCTGTTTTGTTTAGCGTCGTTCTGAAACTCTGTCTTCATAGAGCGCCAGCCCTTTTTGGTTGACCACAGATATTTACCAATCTGCATATTCAGCGCAGGCGGCAGAACTTTTTCGTCTTGTTGCGGCACGTAAGTCTGTGAGGTACGAAGACAAAAGGCAAAAAACCTAGATTCAAAAGTAATCTGCATCAATAGTTGCCGGCGTAGACGTTAAAGCGCTGACGCGTTGCCACAAGGCTATACGGCAGGCTCATAATGTCGTCAGGGTTGTTGATCCGCTTAATGTTGCGCTTGGACGTCATTGCAATCCGTTTGACCTGTTGCGAAGGTTCTACGCCGAACTCAGCCGAAATTTCCATCGCCAAGTTGTAGCGGAAAGCACGCAAGTAACCCGGAGGCAGCGCAAAGTCAGTCGCTAGTGTGGCGGGCTGCGTAAGCGGTTCAATCGAAATAAAGTGCCACTCCAAAGACCGCGTGGGTTTTGGATAAATTGTCATTGAAACGTCAGGATACGTTTCATTAACAAAGATGACCTGCGGATACGTAGAAGTCACCGTTTTGACGGCGATTCCGTTGTACTGTTGTTGATTGATAAACTTAATACCGAAGGACACGTTAGTGCTTGGGTCGCGGTAGTAAGTAGCATCGTCCAATCTGACAGGGCGATTACCCACGAAGTCGCCGGTTGGCCCTAGCGTGCGCGTTATCTCATCAACAGGCCAAGTGAATACTTGATCCTGAGTGCTGAATACCGAAAGTCGTTCAGTGTTCCACGAATCAATCATTTGATTCATGGCAAGAAGAGCGTCGGCAGAAGTCGCGGCAGAGGGTGTTTCACCTTCAGCAAGCTGCCCAATCAGGCGCAGTGCGCCGTTAATCAAGTCACCAGCAGTTGCCATCAGGCCCCCTTTTAAACTGCAATTTTTGGCGGTCGTCCTCGCCGTTTTACTTCAAGTTCATTAACTGGCGCGGTGTCCGCTACAGGTTCCTCGGGATTATAGCGCACCCATCCGTTAGATTCATCATGTTCGACTTCAAGTTCCATTGTAGCGATCTTGGTGCCGTGACGTTCATGCTTAAGATAGATATTCATAGTTTAAAAACAGGGGCCGAAGCCCCCGTTTATTACGCCGTAATGCCGATGTTTTTCAACGCAACACGGATTGCATTGATAGCGGTGGCAAGTTCAGTTCCAGATGCAGAATTTGTTACCGCAGTGATTGCAGCCGCTTGAGTAACAGGTGTCGCGCCGTAAAAACCGGCAGTACCACCAACTTTACCCATAACAGCGCCATCAAGTTGCTGATCTTCATAAGCAACGCCAATAGGCTTGGTGTTAGGCATTTTTATCCCCTTAAAAACGGGAGCCGAAGCTCCCATTTAGTTTTAGGCAATCTTGTACACTACATAAGCACCTTCCGCAGTTTTGCGAAAGCGGAACAGTGCGCTAGTAGTAGCAGCCAACGAGATAATTGCATTGCCGCCGTTAGTTACGCCAGTGCCGAGAGCAAACGCAGCAGTGTAAGTAGCGGCAGCCGCATTTACCAGCGCCAGATCAAACGTGCTGCCAACGCGAGCGTTAGGAACAGCAGCGTCAATCAGAGCAGCCGTAGGAAGCGTCAAAGTCGCGTTAGCAGTCGGTGTTGCCACCAGCACGCCACCAACAACTTGAGCAGCCGTCAGTGTTGCGGTATCAGTCGCAACTTGAGGGGCAGCGGAATAGCTAAGAATAGTTTCGCCGTTGTTGCCTGAACCGACTTGATAGCCGCCAGCGCCATTAGGAAGAGCCATGATGTATTCCTTTCAATTATTGAGAGACCCCCGGCGAACCGGGGGGTTGCAAACTTAGCCCCAAATACGGCAGGCCATTTGCGGGCGAATTGCGCTGTAGCCGTACAGAACGTCAATACGGCAAGGCATACGGTCGTTGTTGATGTCGTACTGACGCACAACACGCAAGGAGATGCCGTTATGCACAGCACGCGAGGCCATATCCACGCCTTGGGGCAGGAGAAGGTCAGCGGTGGCAAACGTGATCGCATCCTTGTGATAGACCAAGTTCTGCGCGTATTGCGAAGCAGCGGAACCCAACATAACCACGGCTTTTCCGCTAGCGGGCAGCGCATTGACGGTTGCCAGAGCGTGATTAGCAGAGTACAGAGCCGGGTAGAACTTCAGCGTACCGGTAGTTGTCGCTGTCAGATCTTCAGTCACGGTGAATTGCTGGAGCGAGCCAGTGGATTCGCGGGTCTGCGGATTGACTGCATAGCAATCAGCGATAGTAAACACGTCGCCCACTTTCCAAGTGCTGCCAGTGCCAGTAAAGGCTAGAGCGACGGACGAAGCGCCTTCGGAAGTCACAGCAGCGCCAGTAGTGATGGTTGTACCCCAGTTGCCTGTGGTGTGCTGTTTGATCGACTGGGACATATTGACTTCATCAAAGCCCAGAACGCCTGTGCCCATCATGCCATTCTTGAACTGCTTGGAAATGGTGTCGGTGGGGTTGAACAGACCTTTCAAACCTTCAACCAAGCCAGCGTTAGCGGCCGGATTGACAGTGGCGTAACGGGGCGACATAACCGCCGCGTTTTCGTTCAGTTTCTGTTGAGCTTGCAACAGAACCAACGAAGTGCCGGGCGTTGTGCCGGGGGTACCAACAGAGTTGGCAATGGATTTATAGGCGTTAGCAACGTCGGCGTCGATAGACGGGGCCAGCTGGCTAATACGCGGCTTCAGCACACGTTCTGCGAAGTCATCCAACTGCATGGTCAGTTCGGCAGAAGTGAAGTTCACGCCGATATGCTTTTGGTTGGCAACAGCCAAAGTGGTGAACTGTTCGTTGTCGTCCTGAACTTGCAGGGCGGCACCGTCGGTCACCAGCGCGCGGTCAGGCAGACGGATACGCAGTGTGGAGCCAATTTTGGCACCTTCAACGGCGAACGAATCGTCGTACTGGCGGTTTACGTTGCGGGTCAGAACAAGATTATTCTCAAGGATTTCCAGCGCCTTGCGAGTAATCATGTCAATGGTAAGGATGCTATTAGCCATGATGTTTTCCTAAAAGAAGTTAGCGGTTACGTTGCGCTTCCAGTTTCCGAATTTGCCGATTACGTTCAGCTTCGATCCATTCCGACGCGTTCATGGTTTTAGTTGAACGGGGGTCAGTCGTGTCGTAAGCAGGCGAACCAGAGGTCCGCGCAGTAACAGGCGCAATGGGTGCTGGGGCGCTAGTTGTTTTCTTCATGGGCGGCTCAGAAGCTAACTTAGCCTCGATCCGTCCAATTTCTTTGGCCTGTACGAGAGGCGACAAACGAGAGATGCGGTCAGCTTCCTTTGGGTTGGAGCCAAGGTAATACGCTAAATCTGGCCCTGCATCCGAAGATTGAATTGCTTCAGCCATCGCGTTTGTGATGCGCAGACTGGGGTTATATGCGACTTGTTCAAAGTCCTCATATTTATCCCTAGCTTGCTCTTCACGCTCTTGATAAGCGTTAAGTAACTCCTGCTGTTGCCGTTGGGCTTCCCGCTGTTGGAGTCTTTCGTCTGCTTTACGATCCGCCAATGCTTCGGCATACGCTTCTACAGATTCAAACTGATCCACTGGCGGAACATCCACCGGCGCACTACGGGGTGCTTGTTGCTGCACTCGTTGCGCTTGATCCCGTTCCCACTTGCGCTGTTCTCTTGCAAGCCTTTTACTAATCGCCGCGTCTAATTCTTCCTGTGTGAAAGTCTTAGATACCGTCTCGGCAATTTCCGGCGTCGAAACTTCAGGTTCAGGTGAGGCCGTCTCAACCTGTTCCGGCGCGGGCACTTCCGCTAATGCTGCAACTTCTTCAGTCATGGTTGATTCCTAAGAATCCCTAATCTAACGGATCAGTACGTTTGATGCAGTTTAATACAAAATTACAAAGTTATTGATGCAAATACGTCCAAGAGTAATCTATCCACCATGCGGTGTTTGTTGTCGTAGTTGTTACTGTCACAAGACCGGCGTTATTTACCGCAGCAGAAAGCGCGGTAATGTTTGTTCCCTTACTAACTTGAGCGCCGATCAATTGAGCAATCGTAAAATCATTCAACGAAGCGTTGTCCCAGACAACTTGATATAGACCACCATACGCATGGTTTCCATAGCTAGCGCCGCTGCGAGTGCTTACAACAATATGCACAAGGTAGGCTCCGGGCGAAGGAAGTTGAAATGTGGGTGAAGGGCTAGTGACCGTACCCAGACTCACACTTTGGCTTACTGACTGAGTAATGTATTGCAGCGTATTATTAGCGGGTACGGTGTTGTTGTTGTAATAATTTCCTGCCGGAGTGTCAACGGTCAACACGCAGCCTGTATAGCCGCTAGAAATTACAACACGGGGTGACTTTCTTGCGCCAGCGTATTTAATTCCTGATGTTATATTATCGCCAGTAATTTGAAGGCCAACTTTATCTGCTGATCCATTGTTGAGATACGTGTAATTTTGCAAAAATGACGTATTTCCAACAAGATAAAAAATTGCTGCTGTATACGCGTTGTCGGGTTCATGCTTAATTGTTATGTTTTCCCAACGATTGTTTGAGTATTTTGTTGTGTCAATGCCTGCAATCGGCGTTGAAATAATTCCTCTGTTGGCCGCGTCTACAAATATTCTTATGTTTCTAAATACATTGTCATTGTTTGTTGTTGTGGCCTGCACATCAAAAATACATGAGACATTTGTATCAGCCGTTCTTACGGATGCAAGATCGTCTATTCCGTCAAAAACGCAACGATTCAAATTTTGATAATTTAACGAACCTTCATCGCGTTTTGTCTGTACGTTTAATACAGTCACGTCGTTTGATGTTTTTATAGACAATGTTTGCGCGCCGCTAGTGTATGCGCTAAGTTTTGTTCCGAGATCAACAATCCCGTTGATAATTCCGTAAGCCCATCCTCCCGTTGCATAAACAATATGCGAAGGTCCATACAACGGATCGCTTGCGTTTGAATAACGATCACTAAATATATTGCTAATAGAAAATTGTGTTTGATTGCCGCCCACAATAGTCTGGCAGACATCATTAGATGTAATACCAAATATCTGCAAACCAGATGATCTTGTACCGTCAGATTTGCCATTAACAGAAATGAAATTATTCTGTACGTTGGCAGTTGTTGCGCCAGCGCACTCTAACGCCGTCAAGCTAATATTATTAGACCCAAACACGAGAACGTGAGCGCAATATTCGTATGCCGGGGTAGTTGTGCCCCATCCAAATCCGTCTCGTGATCCCGATGTGGTTCCGAAAGTTCCAGTCCAAACAAATTTAATGTTTTTGATTGAGACGTTTTGTTTGTTGACAATAGCCAGCAAAGGACTGCCCCAATACCCCCACTTAAATACGGTTCCGGGTTCCGCATCAATCTCAACATTGTTTGGAACGACCAAACTTGTCGCATCGCCAGTGACGTTGAAATAATAAGTTGCAGTAGGGACAATCAGTGTCCCCCCAGCAGACAGCGCCGCTAACGCATTTCTAAACGCAGAGCCATCATCCGTTACGCCATCGCCAACCGCCCCGAAGTCCTTAACCGACACCGTTTCACGCAATTTGGTCTGAACGGTAGTCGTAACGGCACCTGTGCCGGTAGGCACATAAGGCATATTTACTAGTGTGGTTTGCTTAGTTGCACCGCCTTGCACGACCGGCACAAGCTCAGCACCAGTTAGCGGGAGGGTGGCTGCTGGGAGTTCAGAGATTTTTGTGCCGGCCATGTGTGCTTACTCGCAAATAATTAGGACTATTATGCCCAACCCCTAACGGGTTGTGCTGGATATACCAAATACGCAGACCACTCAGGCTTTTCTAGCCCTCTGATATTAACGTGCCAGCCCGTTTGCAGAACATCATCGATCCAAATTGGGCCGATAACATCAAGCTCTGCGTCGGTCGTGTGCGTGTTCCAGACCATGTTGCCGTCTTCATCTTCCACGCGGAACTCGGGCAGTACCGAGATCGCCTCAGCTTCATCAGCAAAATTTAGGTAAAGGTCGCTCATACTGTGAGTGCCTGCAATTCAGCGTTTGCCAGCCGGCGTGGGTAGTAAGCGACGGAACAAATGTGGCCGTTTAGATGCTGACCATCCGTTAAATTCGTGCCGAAGTTAAATTTGACCAGTGCCCCCGGCGCGGGGATATTTCCTGATAATTGCTCTGCCACTGTGCCGCCATTGGCGCACGCGCCAAAGTTAGCTTGGGCGTACGCGATTGCAAACTTTCCAAGGACGCCTGTAGTCGCTGAACCTAAAACTCCACCAATCACATTGAATATAGTGACGTTCGCGGTAGCAACAAAAGCCCGTCGAATTGCTCCCGGATTGTGTATGAGCAGAATCCTATTGTCGGCCGTACTGCCGGATGCCCCCACTACGACAGTAGCTGAAACAAGATCAACGGTATCGTAATTAGCGACGAACGTCCCTGCGGCTGCATTAAACCAATCTGTAAAATTGGCTCCAGTCATCTGCGCAACTTCGCCCGCTCTTGTTAAAGCCGTGGCCGTGGTTTTGATAACCGACGTCGCTCCTGAGCCAAGTTCCATTTGAGGCAAGCCAATGCGGAACGTTATATCAACTGTGCCGCCTATTGTGAATGAAAAAAGAACGGCACTTACAACGCGGGCAGTTAATGCGTTTCCGAGTGTTCCGACAACGGACGAACGGGTTATCGTTGATCCAGATGATCTTAGATCGACCCCGTTAATCTGTGTTAGATATGCTCCAGATATGTTGCGCTCAACAATTGTTTGCACAATGGAATTGATACCCGCAGTTGATCCCCCAATGATTGCAAACCAAAGCGATGAACTCCATACCTGAGCTGGGGCGGCAACAATTTGTGTGCTGGATTCAAGTTGAACGCCAAATGAAGTAGTGCTCGCCGTCCCAAAGTATCGAATATCAATATACTCAATGCCGTTTTGGGTGCCCGTTCCAACAATTGTTTGAGCTAGCGTTCCCAGTCCCGCACCTATGCCTCCCCAATATGTTGGCAATGTCCCCGGCGAGCCAGCCACTGCACCCTGCATCGTATTATTACGAAGACTGTTGGTGCGGGCTTCTTCGATCAGCAGACCAAGCGGTGCCAACGTAGTTTGGTTGTAGTCAAACCGAGGGCCGTCAATCGCAGCGGTTTGCAGAACGCCAGCGCTATCAACGTAGGTCCCCGTTGTTGCCCGTGTAAACGTAATGCGCGGGTCAAGCGTTGTGGTTTCGTTAAAACGAAGGTTTAACGAGGCGTAAGGCGGGGCATTTTGAAGACTTGGTATTGAGCCAAGCCCAAGCGCTACGCCATTGCGAACACTTGGCCCGAAGCTCATCGAATATTGATCGGTTTGCAGTAAAGAGTGCCACCCGATGAAACTTGGATAGCGCTAACACGCCACGGAGCGCCCGTACCAAACAAACCGGAACTAGGCTGCGGTACCGCAAACGGAATCGGTGTGCCGGCAGGAATGGGCGTGTCGGTTGTTGTAGCTGTAGCACCCTCACCAACGCAAATGTAAGCGTCTGTCGTGCACCACACCAGAACGCCTTGAGGTCCAGCAGGCCATGTGCCAGTTACGCCCGCAGTGCCTGTATAAGATACAGATTTGGCGCCGTATGAGGCATCAGTACAAGGTCTAAGCAATTCCATTTATCACCTCACGCCAAAAAG